CATTAGGCGCAATAGACTGAAATATAACATCCCAATCAGGAGTGTCTGTTTCAATATTCAGAATCGTTTTAAGCATCTCAACAGGAATTAAATATTGTCCTGTGTATGTGCCTGATGTAATAGTTTGAGTTAATGCTGTCGTTCTCTCAGCATCAGTCATTGTTTTAATATAGATCAATGGATGAACATAAGAAATAACAACACCTGTTCCAGAGATAGGAGTAGGTGTTGTTAAAAACGTTTTGGTTGGTGAGGTAATTGCTGCCTCATCACACGATATGATGTCACCAGATTTGATCGTCGGCGATGCTGTCTGTGTTACAATAAGAACTTGGTTACTAACGCCAACGGCATTCGTAGCAGTTACAGACGATGGGTTAACATAGCCAAAGCCACCCTCTTCGATATTAAATTCAATTTGTCCAGTTGTAGTATCTGATACAGACAATACAGAAGCCGTAGCATTAATACCGTATATGTCTGATATAAGCTTTAATCTATTACCAACAACTTGACCAGGAATACGACTCCCAGGTGCTACAGTGCTTTCACTAATAGAGCCAGCGATTAGCTTGCCTACGATAGTAGTTACGCCAAGCCGTGTAACGAGCAAGCCGTCATCAGACGAAAACTTTCCAACGATGTTTGACAGATATATGAGAGGAGTCAACGAACCCGTGAAGTTAACAAAGATGATCTCATCTACGAAACCACTCGCTAATGAGATGTCGCCCTTGATTCTATCACCCTTTTGAATGGGGTAGTTATCAACAACGAATACTGGATTCATCTCTAGGTACGTATCGCCACCCCATACAGAGTCTGATGGCTTTAGAATATTCGTAGCAGGATAAAACACTTCGATCTGTTCATTATAGAACAATTGGAAAAGAAGTTCAAGTGATTCCTGCGTACCTTTTCTTTTATATAAGTCAGATACGTGCTTGATAATAAAGCGTGTATCAATTACTGTGTCAAGCGGAAGATCAGCGAGGTATTTTTTCTTGAAGAATACTAGAAAAGACGTTAAAGTTGTATCGATATCCCGTAGCTTAGGAATATTACGATCCATTCTTTCGTCAAGGAACTTATAATATGCTTTCGTGAATTCGACCATGAACTCACCGTCTTCTCTATAGAGAGCCGGGAACTGTAGATCAATTCCTGAATACGTGCTATCTCGGACTGCTAAACTCATGTTATGTCGCCAATGGTGTTACGGTTACAGTAATGTCTTCGCCACGAATAGAAATGATTCTGTCCTTAGGTGTTTTAACGTCTTTGTTAATCGTTGATGCAGTGAACTTAATAGAAGCACCTTCAAACGAGTCAACCGTAATGTTTGACAACTTAATAGCACCTGTAGTATAATTCAATGTACCAACATTTGATTTAAATACACGAGTTACTTCTGAGTCAGCGGTAACGAGCATAAACGTACCGAGTCCATCGTCCTGCATAGTCACAAGCGTTCCTTCAACAGTAAACTTCGTAGTGCTTACTGCGGGCGTGAACGATGTGAAGCCAGTTGCCGAATCAAATGCATACGGCTTAACAAGAGCATCCTCAAATGAGAACGCTGGACTACTTGCGATGTTTAAAACGGGAACGTATTGTATAATTGGTTTTGCTACAATGTCAGAACTTACAATCGAATTATCAACGGCGTCTAAGAATGCTGCCAATCTAGATTGACGGAGTGTCTTATTAAAGTCATTTAAGTAAGTAGTTTGATATGTAAGAATAGCTGATTGAATTTCTGTCTTAATTTGTGAAGTAGATTTAGTAGTAAGATTAGGATCATATACAACCGTAACATTAGTATCAACGAACAAGAACTTGGCAGCAACGAATACTGGTTCGATAGTCAGCGGTGTCTTATCTTTTAAGTAGTTTTTAAAGTTAGCAATTTCGTAATCGGCAGCGCCTTCTCCGCCAGTAACGTCAACAGAGATGATGACTTTACCATACTGAGGAGGATCAACTTCATCGCCACCATATACAGAGATAGCTTCGATATTTGGGAATCTGGATCTCAATAGAATTTCGTAGTCACGTTTTGTAACGGCACGTTCTTGAACTTGTAATGCCTTTGGAGCGAATACACGAATAGACTCAAGGCTTTCTGCGTAGAATCCACCAGATGATTGCGATGTTACAGTAATTGTGTTTGAACTAGCTCCGCCAAAACTACTTGAAAGCGTCAAGCTGTTTACGCCATTTGCTTCTGGGCCAGAACAGATTCTGTACGATACTGCAATTACATCAGTGACAGTAGGTTGGAATCCAAATCTATTTTGTCCAAACTGAATGCTGTACTTGCCATCATTCTCGGGTTGCAGATAGAACACACGATCAGTAGAAGCAACACCAAAGATTTCACTCTTGTATGTGAATACGTTTCCGTTTACTGTAAGATTAATACTGCTTGTGTCTACCCATTCGTTAGACATAGTTGTATTAGCGATTGTCAGGATCTCGTTAATTTTTCTACCTTCGTAAAGGTCTACATCAGTAACATTAAATAGTGTAGAGTTTGACGCACTTCTAGAGGCGATATATGCGATGTCATTTAAGAATACGTATGTTTTATTACCACAACGACCACTGAATGCAGTACCCGCTGGTATGCTTAAGAAGTTTGACTGATACGATGCTGGCACAGAGAACGAAATATTACACTTAAGTGCAGATGACCGTCTGCTACGAGGCATGTAGTTTAATTCTTTTGCGTGACTTACGACACTATTACGCTGTGATGCGCTATCAAGGAACATCTCAGAGATAGCCATGTTATAGTAATAGTTATTATAAAATGTGTTATACGACAGAACGTCAAGTAGAACGTTCATGTTCGACCCTTCGTAGTCGTAGTCCTTAAATCTGTCCTGATTCTTCAGGAAAGTCTTTAGCGCTTCTTTCGTTGCAAAGAAGTCTAGATTTGTTACTGGTGATATATTGGCCATTATCTTTCCCTGACAAGATCGATTGTTAGTGATGTCGTGTTACTACTATTTATGACACTAAACAGGACAGTCGCTTGTATGTTATTGGTATCTAAGTCTGCAAGAATTTCTACATTCCTCACTACGCATCGTGGTTCGTATGTTTTAATAGCCTTACTGATATCATCTTTCAAAATAACGACAGTGTTAGCGTCAATGTTCTCAAACAATGATGCATTAATATTGCAACCGAAATCAGGCTGAAACAATCTCTCGCCTTTATTTGTGAGAACTATATTCTTAATAGACTCTTTAACAGAGCTTTCGTTTATACGCCGTGACAAGTCTGCACGCCCAGGAACTTGCTCTAGATTCTTTGCAAAATCTGAGTAGAATTCTTGTACTCTTGTTCTAGGTGTTAAGACAGCCATCGTATTTCCCTTTCTTGTATTTATGCGTTATGCAGTGCGGTTCTTCTCAGCTTGAGTCGCCGCATTCGCCAGCACCGCTGTTTGTTTTTCAAGAGAGTTTTGCTGTGCTAATTGCTCTGCTGGTATGCCTGCATTCTTTCTGTATACATCCGCATTATGTTTGGCAATCGCATTAACCCACTTTGTTTTCTCCCCGCCTCTAAGAGCGTGTCTAGAGCCCGATTGACTTCCATGACCTGCTACCCACATTCTTCTAGGTCCGCAGTCAAGGTGCATAAACGTGCTATAGATTCCAACGCCTGTAAAGCCAGCTCGTTGGGCTGCCAAGAATACTGCCTCTCTATCAGCCGCACCGACTTGAATGTCAATAGCATAACCACTCATGTGAATAGAGTCTTTAGCACCACCAACTGATCTATTATAAGCTTTACTACGGAATGCAGAGTTAACAGTGAATGATTTACCAGACTCTTCACACACTCTAATCAATTTGGCCCATACGATAGGCTCAACTCTTTGCCATCTATTGCCACTTACGATACCCGATTCAAATTTGAATCTACCTGGAATACCGGCTGATGTGATACCACTTATCTCATTTAACTCATCAGACGTGGCCTCTCTGGGTGTCTGCCAATCGAATTGTTCAGGATTCTCAACTCGGTTAGTGACTGATGGTGTTGTTACTGTAGTATCTGTCTGTACAGGACTTGTCACCGTACCTGTCACAGCACTGGTAACACCAGCTCCAGAATTAACAACATCATCTAAAGAGAAGGTAGCACTCTCGCTCTTGGAATTAATATTCTCAATAGCAGACGATTTTGTAGAGAGACGAACCTCTTGAGGAACTCGTGTAGCACCTGCTTCTACGGCAGCCTTAGTCTCTTTGAGAGATGCGTTCTTTGCAATAAGCGATTCAACAGCAATAGTCTCGGCAAGTGCTGTGAGTGCTTTAGCTGGTCCCATGAGAAGAGATTGAAGTAACTCAGTGAACTGACAGAAGCGAAACATCAGAAGTGCTACGTTTTCGATAGTCAATCGTTCGAACTGTGAGGAAGTATTTGCGATAAACTTTTCAATTCTATCAAGGAAACTCTCAATACTAGCGTCTTCAAAGAACTCTGAGATGTCATCAGCCATCTTTTTCAGCTTCGTATAAAGTCTTTGAGCAGAAACTTTAATATCAGTGATCGTAGCAACAGCCGAGGCTACCATTGCCTCAATTTGTTTTTTAACTTTCTTTACAAGCTTCTTAACGACCTTGACAATAGACTTCTTTAGTGATACAAGTATCTGTTGCAGACTAAGTGACTTGGCCTTCTTTAATGGATCTAATTCGGATAAGTTCTTAATGTCATCGATAAGACCTTTTGCTGTATCAATTAATGTAAATATCCCAAGTAACTTACTAAAGATATTTCCGAATTGACCGCATAAGCCACCAGAGATAGTTGCGCCAATATTAGCATCTAAGTGAAAATCAAAGTCACTCAGAAAGCTATCGAATTGCACCGGCATCGATATGTCTGGATTGTAATCACGAATGACTGGATATATCGTAGAAGTATTAATCTGATTCGCTAAAACAAAGTCAGCGGTCTCTACATATGTAATAGGAAACTGATCAAATCTATTCTTAAGTACGGGATACGGAGTTAAATCGATCCCGCCAAGAAGAATATTAAGTCTATTTGTCAAGTCCACAATAGTCGTTCTATCAACTCTATCAAGCGGATTATTCGTAATGAATAATGACGGCTCGAATAGGGTATTGAATATCGCACTATTCGGCGTCAAGACCTGAGCATCAAATCTTGAAGTTAGTGGTGTGCTTGAGTCGCATCCGATTGTCATTTAATTATCCTGTTCGTCATATCTTTATTTATTTACACTAAGTGTTAGTATCATCACCGTGACCCATAAAGCTAGTCATAGGAAGATTCTGTCTTTGTACGAAGTTACTACCGAATAGCGATGGTCGACTTGGAGGAATATTTCCAGGGTTGACAACCTTTGCTCGTTCTGTTATACTAGGCAATGCACTTGCAAGTACAACTTGTGGTCCACGTAGTGTAGCGATAGCAGTCAGTGTAGCTATTGATGTCTCGGCAGTACCCATACCAATGTTAACTAACAGACCATCGAGTGATGTAATACCTACTGCTTTTAAGTTCAATGTAGCACCCGCAGTAACATCGACCTTACCAACCGCTGATACGTTAGTGACACCTAGACTATGAATAGAGGCTGCAGCCGTTGCCGAGATAGCAACAGTTCCGAGTGATGTCAAGCTTACAAGCACAGGCGAGTTGATCTCAACACCCTTGTGTGTCGCATCTGGATAAGGAATAGTCTGTGTAGAGATAGCAGGAGTGCCAAGCGAAGTAATCTTGGTATAAGCGGTTGAGTACAGATTCATCTTATACGAATCCATGTGTATATCACCGAATAAGCTTTGTACGTAGAAGCCACCAGCACTTAATATATTGCCTGACATATTCTTAATATTATCATACGCAACAATGTTTACGTCATCAGATGTAGCGAATAGTCCAACACTGCCACCTGAGATATTAGATTTAATAGCGGCCTTAATGTTAACCGTATTACGTGCAGTAACATTAAAGTTCTCGCATTCAATATCGAGGTCTCCATTAATCCATACTTTACCAGATCCAGTCTCGACTTTAAGTGTCCAGTCTTCTTTAATATTAGTGTGTTGGCTACCTGTTACGTTATTAAACTCTAGACCTTCTGTAGAGTTATACGTGTCGCCAAATGATTTAACAAAGATTGTGCCTTTTGGATCGATCTGAAATACAGAACCACTTGAATGAGATAGTAGAATGAAGTCTCCACCTTCGTTCTCGACTGGATCGCATAGCACTAAGAAGTTATCACCATTCTTTGATTTAATAACTCGATTGTCAAGGTTTCTTTCTGGAGTCATAATGCTTGGCTCATCAAACGTGTCGCCATTCGCCATAGAGATGTCTTCTTTTCTAAACGCTCGTTGCAGAATAGTTTGACCAAAGTCTGCGTCTTCGCCACTGACGTATCTGTGTAAGGGCGGTGCACCAAAATCTTGTAGACTTTCTGGTGGGATATATCCATCTTCACCAGGTTGACCTGCGCCCGCTGGAAACGACAGGTTCATGCCTGGAATTCTACCCATGACCATAGGATGCTGTGCTTCTCGTCCATCGACAAAGAATCCAAACACCCAGTCACCAATTTTAGGAATGACTTGAGCAGAACCATAAGAGCCGTCGAGTACAGTAGCCCATGGTAAGTGATGTGTTGGTAACGCTTCACCCTTAGGTGGATGTACACCAAACGCTCGTACACGTACACGACCTGCATTAGTCAAGTCTTGTCTGTCTTCGACAACACCCACAAACCAAGTTAAGTTGTTAAATAATCCGCTCATATTACCCCGTTTTCCATATTGTATGTCCCGTCTACTAGATCAGAAGTAACCTCTTTACCTGTGCCACGTAGACCGCCTCTTGTCAGTACTAGATTTTGCGTATAATCATCTCCGTTAAATGAGTTGTTTATAGAAACAATCATATACTTTCCTGTTCTTTCTGTGTCAAGCTTTCTTCTACCATCAAGAGATTGAGCGAACTCGTACAGTTCTAATACAATGATCTGTCCTGGATATAATCTCGTTCTACCTTTAATAGTAGTCGTCAAAGCATTCACTGTCATGTGATAATTAATTATAGGCTTTATCGTATAGTTCTCGTAGTAATACTGATAAGGCCTCAATTGATACTTAACTTCGCCTAGATTAGCGCCGATCTGTGGATAGTCAGCAATCAATACAGTTTCAGGTGCATCATCTGGTTGCATGTAGTTATTAATAAATTCAGGCGTGTGAGTCTGCTTCAACGTATCAATCTGCGTGAATTGCGAGAACTCATTTGAATAATCATAGTCACGAGTAATACGAGTTCTTGTCAGATAGTCAAGTTCTGTAACACGTCTCCTATATCCACCACTTTTAATATCAGCGATACTGTTTACCTTTGTGCCAAATGCAACACTTGCAACAGACTGTTGTGCAATATCTTGACCAGGACCAGAGTTATCTTCTGTAGTATTATAGATAAATTTTAAGTTATTTGTAATCGCTTTAGCATCATCAGATACATCATCTTTATATTTCTCATATAGATATTCGTATGTGCAGAAGTAATACTTCTCTCGTGTCTCAAAGAACTTAAACGATGACGATTTATTTGTAGCTGAATAAGCCCGTCTCGTGAGGAAGTTCATTGCTTCATCAGGCCGCATGTTAGGAATCACAAGCGTCTGCGTTCCATCAGTTGCCTCGATCTCAATGTCTTTATCTATGACGTTATCACCTGTGCGGAAGTATTCATCGTACAGTGCCTGAGCCATCTCTCCGATAGTCTGATCTGCATATGATCTACGGATCTCTACTCTGTCTGAATGCAGTTTCTGTTTTGAACAGAATCTAATGACGTACTTCAGCATTCTATCGTTAGCAGAGTTCTCGGGCTCAATTTCTTCTACGGAATATACAAAGAAGTTTTCTGTTCTCATCTTACCATAGTAATCAATATACTGAATAATGACTTCTTCTTCACCGATGATCGGAAGCTCTTTAAGAATGTTATTGCCTTCGTGAACAACAGCAAAGCCATGGATATAAGGGCTATCCATACTCTCAGATATGCCCCAGTTGGCAATAACCTTATTCAGCTCCGTGCCATCTACTAGATTCTTATCTGCAAACGACTTACTTACATCAGCGAATATAGGTCTAATTCTAAACTGCTTTAATGTATAAAAGCCAGCCTGAGGTTGTTTAGCTGCCATTGATTACCGCCGAGAATCTGTCTTCAATGAAGGAAAGGTAAGACTTATTCAATAGCCGAATAGTTCTTCTGCCTTCGTTCAATTCGACTTCATGGTCATATATTCGAACAGGATAGAACTCAGCGGTCGGGGCTGCTATATATGACGCACGATTGATCCTGATGTTAGAATCATACAGACTCTTATAGTGGACGATGTTACTTGCTATGCCAGTACTTTTTGTCCAGTCTAACACAGCATCGCCAGTTGTGCCTGATTGAGTTTCGTATTGAACCTTCATATACGATTCTAACTCTTCAGTTGTTTTATACCACTGTGTGTATGGATCAACGATGTCGTTTGCCATTAATACGAGCCATGCGTACTCAGGATTATCATAGTAGTAGTATGCCACGCTCTCGGGCTTGTCACCTTCGTCTAACGTATAGTTAGTGTAATCAAATGCGGTTGATCTAATCATACTCGTGAGCTTTACTTTACGAGTGATGTCAAGCACTTCTTGATTATTAATGATTACTGTGGGAAATTCTCTGAAATATGACATTATTAAGCTCCTGCCGGTATATACGTATCGGGATTGGCCAAAATTATCGCTTCCGTAATACCAATAGCATTGAGTGCTGATAGTGACATGGTTATTGCACCGTTACCAGAAGTTACTGAATATTCATCTGCTAGTTTCGTAGAGCTTGGTGGTTGTGCATTACTCTGACCATCCGCTGAAGGTACTTTGACGTTGGGGTCATTTTCGCCATTGCCTAATGCACTTGCCGATGCGGTGCCGTCACCTGTGTTGTCAACACCGTCAGAGGTGCCCGTTGTCGGTGTAACGCCTTCTTGTGATTCTCTCAGCAATCTCTCATTTGCCGCTTCGACGATAGCCTGATTCGATAAGTCAGACTCTTGATAGTCATCAGCGGTATGAATGTATGCCTCGTTTAGTGTCATTGTAAGACGAATAGCAGATGGACGTCCACCCTTATTAATAGCAATACCGTTTGG